CTCCGTCAGCGCCTTGTCGGCTTACAGAGTACCCGTAAGACACCGTAGAGTCTGTATACGTAAATTGGGTGCGAGTCCACAGATACCAGCCTTCTTGCACACTAGGAATGGCTGTAAGCCACTCTCCTGTGGGGACTGTAGTGCTCGACTGCGACGATTGATATTTGACTTCAGTAGAGGCTATTCCCCTTCCAGAAGTCCCGTCTTTGCCATTTTCACCGTCGACACCGTCTTTGCCTGCTGCACCTTGAATGCAAGTCGGATCTGAATATGAAGCACCCTCAGAGGTATACGTCACTGTGCGCTGCCACATGTACATACCTTCTTGCCATTCTGGTGCCGTAGTGAACCAACCATACTCAGGAGGTATCGTCTGTGACTCTCCGAGAGCATACTCGGATTTTATGGCTGCTTTTGCGAGCGATTTGGCTTCATTTGCATCTGCCTGTATCAGGTCTCCCCATCCGGCGACTCCAGTGACAATAGGATCTGTGCCGACAATTGTTACGATCACTCTCTGACCTTCTTGCACCGAGCATGTGCAAGGCAGTTCTACCTCTTGAGATTCACCAGACGTCAAGCCTAGCATATCAACGGTCACCTTGCCGTCTAAAGAGGACGACTTTGCTATGCCGTAGATGGTTTTAGTATCGGTAGGAGATTTTCGCGATATAGTCCCTTGACCGAAAATAGCTTTACCAAGATCGATGTCATCGTTTTCGATAGACATTATACCTCCTTTAGAGTCATTTTTTGAGTGCCTTGCATGCAGTTTACATCTACACTTTTAAGTAGGACATTCCTATCTCCTCCTGCACCAATATATCTGAAAACGTCTCCGTCTCTAGTCGGGAAATATAAACTGTTGACGCTCCATTCTCTAATAACAGTATCGTTTTGCAAGAGCGTTTTTGCTTTTAATGCTGCTGCCTCAGCCGTATTTGGACTTAGTTCCGACACTTCTTGGAGTTCGACGTAGTTGTATCCCCTCCTGGAAGGGTGAAGAAGTGAACCAGACGGCACCATAGCCCATCCTGAAATTTTCGTGTCTCCGCTTCCAGAAGTCACCAAAACTTCTCCAGGGAGTTCAGACTCGTTCGAAGTCTCTTGAATCTGATTCTGGATAAGCATAGATCTCGGATCGTTTTCGTCAAGAACTACGCTCGGTGTTTTATGTGAAGGAGACACGTAAGCCCTTATGGTGACATATCCATATTCGTCTACGCTGTATCTGCAATTCGCCAAATCGCAGAGCTCTGAAACGGTTGACAATAGATTCTCTCCGATGGTAAATACCTTTGCTGCAGAGAAAATGTAATCTGTGTATCCTGTGATCAACTTGTGAGGTCTTGAACAATAGTCCATTAAAAGGGATGCTGAACCAATAGCAGTACTACCCGCTCCACAGGTGAAATCCGTTCTATGAAGGTCGACTTTCAGACCGTACAAGTCAGAAGAAAGCGTATATGCTACTTCACATTTTCCTTGATACCAAATTGGAGATTTGCCCGTGACGAATCCAGTGAACAGGACTTCTTGATAACTCCATTCAGGGACTTCGTGAATAATTCTCAATTGAGAGCTCTCAATATACCCACCATCGCCCAAAGTTTTTACTATGGCACCAGAACGCGTCTCTGTATAATATCCGTAAGTGATATTAATTTCCTCGATGTCGGTCAAGTATCCCCTGGAAGACTCAAGATTTATTGGGTCTATCATTTCTACTTTCCAGACATCTGTACGGTTAGTGTTTTTCCAGTCAACAGTCATTACCAGGTCACCTCGTTTTGAGCGACTGAGACACTAGAGACATGTTTGTTTCCCACATCGATAGAAAGGCTTTTCACAGCCACTTGTGCCCAATAGCCCCTTGGAGACCTGAAAATCGCTTGTTTGCAATGAGCCAATGCATCTATGGCTTCTAGATCTCCATCTGGAGTATCATAAAAATCCACTACGACACCAGATACGTTTACGTCTGCGGATACGGTATTTCCAAAAGTCGTGACCGCCCTTTCTCTACCAGTTGTAATATGATCTGTAGCGTCAGCCTTATACGTCGGAGTAAAATCAGGTCCAGTGTCACCTTCATTCCACGCAATGACAGCTCTATTGTCGAAATTCTTTCCCCAATTCCATCTGTAAAGACCAGGCGTCTCAAAAATAGGCTCAAATACTTTAGACCAGGTACCCCATGTGTCGCCTTTGTCAATAGAAGCGAAAAGTCTATAACTGACTCCGAGGGGAGGAATAACACTATCGATGTTTTCGAACTCGATAAGTCTATCTCCATGACCTCGATGAATGACTAGCCACACCCTAGTCCCTTCAGGAGCAGAGACGTGGACTGTCGCATTTTTGTCGACAGTGACAATCGGTTCGAATGCAATCCCGTGACCTGCGTTGTATTCAACACTCATTTGTTGAGATACAGTTACACTGGCACCGTCTGAAGTGGTATAATCAACGATCACTTGAACATTCTGACCATCCTCTGGTATGGACTTAAGTTCGTCCATTGGGACTTCCAATGTCACATCGGCATTCATACCATTGAATGTATACGTATCAAGTATCCCATTAATGGTCAACTTTATGTCGTTATTGTCTCTCTTAAGATCTGAAGAGACTCCGATTCTCAGACCATCTGGAGCAAACGACAGATCACTCAAAGACACAGTCGGATTCCAAACTATAGGAAATCTTCCAGATGAAGATCCACCATGTGCAATCACATTAGCTTTGCCCCAGTTCTTAGAGAAACTTCTAACTTCGAATTCAATATCGCACCTGTCGTATCCGTCTAATGACAGTTCTAGGGACAATTCACGTGTTTTTCTAGGAGACTCAGAAGAATTTACGTTAGGTTGCCATATAGCTCCCCAACCATCATTAGAACACGCTTCTGAGACTATATCAAGCCAGTCGGAAGCTGTAAGCGTAGAAGAATCGTGAGATCTGTACCAGATACGATATCTAAGCTGATAATCGACTCCTGCGCACAACCATGCCATGCGGTACTTTACAGTGCCATTCGATTGTATTCCGCTTGACATTGAGCCATTTACGAAAAGACCCAGACCACTTGGGATCGGGAGATCATTGCCGTAAGCCTCTGTTGGAAACATGTGAAATAGCTGGTCGGTAGAAGAACTTTTCTCTGTCCTCACGGGTACTGAAATGTCACCTGCATATGCATCTGTTGTATCAAGCACGAGATTCGTGCCAAGCTTTGAACGGACTTTGTAGACTGGAAAGAACAGTCCATTGGCTTTGCCAGTGCCGTAGGGGATTATTAGCCACCTTTGGTTTGAGCCGCTATTCCACTCATGTTGCATTACTTTTTGCCCAGATACAGGTTGAGCTCGGAGTACGTCCATGACTTTTCCGTTGCTTGAATTAGAGATTCTCTGAGTCTCGTCGTCAGAATTCGTACTAATCCCCCACACTCCACGGTTATCGTCAGAAAGTGGCCATGTACGGAGCAATGCGTCCTCTGCATCAGAGGGTACGTCAATGCGAATGGAATCATCTCCAGCGGCATATGCTCTGAATTCGTATGTACCAGTAGGCAAAACATCCGTCTTGACCAAACAGAATCCATGCTTAAAGCCTGAATAAGTGGGCGTATGCATAGTGAGCCTTGCAGTGCCGCCAGGTCCAGAACCAGATCCTGGAGTCTCAGTGGTGCCGAGCACTTTATCAGTCCATGCAGCAAGACGAAAGTCATACACTGTGTATTGAGAAGAACCGATGGTTTTCTTTTTTCCTGTATCCACCAGCTCCCACAGTTGAGCCTTCGATCCGTTCGGAGTGAACTGATTCACTTCGTTTCCTTCTGCGACAGAAGTAGCTGCGTTTGTTACATCGAGAGCCATTCCTGTAAGAGGAAACCATATATTCGGTTCAGAGACTTGCACAAACTGTGCATCTGTTTTATTCCTTGAATGCAATACAACAGAGACATAAGACTTATCTTGAGCTCCGTAGCTGTCAACAGCGTAACTCGGATTATCTGCCCAAAGCAGCTCATATGTACCATTATCGACAGACATTACAGATCAGCCTTTCTCTTCAGTTCTAAGAGAAAATCTCGAGTGACATTTCGCATATCATCGTCATCGTTTATTTTCGCATTATTGACATACACGTTTACAGTCTGATTCTGAGTCTGGAAAGCACCTTGATATTCTCCATTCATACCAGCGAATCCTAGAGCACCGAATTGATTGACCTTCAGCTCTGGTGTGACGGGAATAGTGTAGTCTCCACTGAGCGAATCCGCAATCTCCACTCCGATATCGCTCACTCGGTTAAATACGCCTGTAACGCCATTGTTAATGCCCGTAAGGAGCGACTTCATGATAGCCTGACCGTTCGGTATCAACAGCTTAAGGTCGTAAGGAATCGGTCCCTTAAGGCTGGCAATGGTATCACCAATACCGCCGACAAAGTCGAACACGCCTTGGACACCACTGGTGATACCGTCAAGAAGACCTTTCATGATCGACTTGCCAGCATCAAGCAGGAGCGTACCGAGGTCTCCAAGGGCATTCAAGATTCGTCCAGGCAGTCCTCGCATGAATCCGAGAACGCCATCAATACCAGAGCTTACACCACTCTTAATGCTCTCCCAAGCACCGCTTAGGAATGAGCTAATAGCATTCCAAGCACCGTTCCATACGCCTTGAATGACCCCAAGGACAGAAGAAATCTCACCTTGAACAGCCTGAATTGCTCCGGAAATAACACCCTTAATACCGTTCCAGATGGAGCTTGCAATCTGCTGAAGACCGCTCATGACACCGCTCCAGTCGCCTTGAATTACACCAAGAACGACCTGAATGATGCCCTGAATAACGCCCATTACCGTCGAAACAACAGCTTGAATGGCGTTCATGACACCTTGTATGGTACTTTGAATAGATGGCCATACCGTGTTAACAACACCCATGATAAAATTCATGGCATTGACGAGAATAGGCTGAAGCGCAGCTACAACCTGTGTGAGCAGATTGTAGATATTCGTGATTGCAGGCATGACGATTGCAGCAATGTTCGTAACGTGCTGGACAACCATTGTGCCAATTTGGATAATAATCGGGATAATGGTGTTCAACACGGGAGTCAACACTGCAGTGAGCGTAGAACCCACCTGAGAGAAAAATCCCGCCATAGCGGTAACCATGGGCAGCACGTTAGAAGCTATGGTGCTTCCCAGTTCCTGGAGCGCAGACACGAATGGCGCAATGTTCGACTCAATAGTCGAACCAGCATTCGTGATGGCCGTCTGGACTGTATCGAATACATTTGCTACGGAAGTCGCAATGGGGTTAATCTGGTCGAACGTGAATCCCATCGCCTGACCGATGGTCTGAATGGCAGTCCACACTGCATCTCCAGCAGTGGCCACGCGGCCAGACTCAGTTTCGAATTCAGCAATGTTATCTGAAATGTCAGAAATAACGTTGCCGATAACGCCAATAGCGTTCGGTACGGCAGATATTGCATCGGTGAGACCGTTGATAGCTGCAGTTGCTGCAGGCTTAATCAGGTCAAGACCCTGAGCCATCAAGTTAACACATGCTGCTTCGAGGTTTCCGAATGCGCCTTCCCATGTCGTGGTGGCTGTAGCTGCCTCTCGTGCAACGTCCGTCAGGCCGAGGTTCAGAATAGCGTCATTGAACTCGTCTGCGGTGATCTCTCCAGCTGCCATTGCGTCTCGGAAATTACCTGTGTAAGCTCCTGCTTCGAGAAGCGCTTGCTGGAGCTTACCAGAAGCTCCTGGGATAGCATCAGACAGCTGATTCCAGTTCTCGGTAGTAAGCTTACCCTGACCAGCAGTCTGGGTAAGAACCATACCAACGGATTTATATGTATCGGCGGTACCACCAGCAACTGCGTTCAAGTTGCCAGCGGCTTCAGCCAGCTTCTCGTAGTTCGGGACACCATTGGAAGCTAGCTGTGCCGTGATGTTTCGAATGTCAGACAGACCGTACACAGTTTCGTCTGCGTACTTCTGCGTAGAAGCAGTGAGCTCTTCAATCTTTGAAGTGTCAACACCTGCGAAGTTCAGAGTCGACGTGAACTTCTGTGTAGAGTCGGAAGCCTCAATGGCTTCAGAAGACAAATCGCTCAGAGCACTGATAGCGGTCTGAGCCATGTCTGCAATAATATTACCGAAAGCTGAAGACTTAACCGACCGGAAGAAAGTGGAAAACTTGCCTCCCGCACTTTCAGCAGAATCTCCAAGGCCTCCGATGTCGGATTTAGCCTTGGAGGTGGCAGAGCCCAGCCCAGACGCATCGCCAGTAATCTTGACCATCAATGTATCCAGAAGCATGTCTGCCACCTCCTTTCGTTATCGAGAAATTGTTCCGTTTTCCCCGTAGACCTCATGGAATTTCTTCTTGTCTGGCTTGGGGTCGGAATCGGGATTGTAGAACAACACTGCTTGGTTGTAGAAGAAGGCTACTTGTGGCAGCGTTAAGCAATCGAGCAGGTAGTCTAGCGTCCAATGATAAACTAGGCAGACCTGAGCGAACATTCTCCCCAGATCTACTTCTTCTTCATCGCTCGACGCTTGGCTCGATTCGGAGTAAAATTTGCAGGCGTCTCGCCGTCTGCCACCTCACTGTTGTCGCCACGAATACACTCAGCAACAAAGTCAAGAATCGCAGAGAACTGAGCATTGGTGACGTTGTCCATCACCCAGTCGAAGTCTGCAGGCTCACCGTTCTGGTCATTGCCGAGAACGTCAAGCAGAGCCTTCATCTCCTTCTCGTATGCCTCATACTTCTTGGAAGGGTCGTTCTTGATCTCGTCAGAAGTAGCCCACGCACCGATGCGAATAAGCTCGGTAGTCTTACGTGCAGGCACCTGAGAGATGTCGAACTGACGTCCTGCGATCTCAAGAATCTGCTCCTCAGGGACAATCTTGTCCAGATTGAGGTACTTAGCCATAGCCGTTAGCCTTTCTCTTTAAACAGAATAAAATCGTTTAGAAGAGCGCAAAATCGTGTTTTAAACACCAAAATCGTCTTAAAAACACGATTTTTGCGCTTAAAAACACTACATCTGGTGGTCTTCAATAACGAACAGCTGGTCGCCAACAGCACGGGAAGTGTCCTCCGTACCCACAAGGGTAATCGGAACAACATCCGTCTCGTCGGCATCGTCAGCTTGGAACTCAATCTCGATGCCAGAGTCTGCAGTAGCCTTGTACACCGTGATGGAGAACTCGCGACCGAGGCTGTCGTAGTTCGTGATACGTGCAACGGCAGCGTTGAGCTGCTGAAGACCGCCAAAGCTCAGGCGCTTATACGCTGCAGGCGTATACTTGTAGGACACCTGGACAACGGAACCATCCGTAATCACAGAGGAGCCGCTCTTGCGAGTGATGCAGGTATAGCCGTCGGAGTCGAGAGCCACGACGTAGTCGGTGTCCTTGACAGCAGCAGAGCCACCCTTCTTCTTGACGGAATCGATGGTGACCGCATTACCATCGCCCATGCGGTGATCCAGTCGAATGAACGTAGTACCCTTGAGTGTGTGCTCTTCATTGGTGACAGTCTGCTGAGAACCAGCGACAGTCTTAAGCTTACTTACACCACCCATGTAAACTGCAAGCGTGTCGAGGTTAATCTCCATGAGGTTCGCCTCGACCCGAGCAGTCTGGGTGCCAGCACGCTCAAGAACAACGCCAGCGTTATCGCTGGTAATAGTGACCTTGTCTCCAAGGTCGTGAGTGAAGTGGACGCCAGTGAGCGCACCGACGTCTACCAGGCTGTCGAGAGACTTACCAATCTCCAGTCGACCAGAGCCAAAGCGGATAGTCTCGGGATGCTGGACTGTAGTCTGAGCCATGGTTGCACCATCCTTTCTAGTAGAATGTGACCCTGAAGGTCATAGGGGAATACGGAGTTTTGACCTCAGTATCCCATTCTGTAGACGAATTGACGTATTCGATATAGCGAATACGGTCTTTCTTGTATCTGTGGAGCAGCTCTTTTAGCGCACCACAGGTGCTCTGGAGCTCAGACTGGGTGCTTGCGACAACCGTGAGCTGCCAGCTGGAACGAGAAATCGGAGCTGCATCTGCCTCAATGTCATCAACGAGCGAATAGTGAATGGCAGGAAGGTCTGGCGAATTAGGCTCATATGAGGTGGTATCTGGCAGCTCGCCAGGATACACACGTGACCCCACCTTAGAAGCCATCTTAGCGTCGCTAATGATGATGCTCCTGAGAAGCTCTCCAACGTCAAACTGCGTAGCTGTTGCCATGTCAGCCATTTACGCTCCTTGACTGGCAAGCATCTGCTGCATTGCCCTCTGAACTTGATTCTGAATGCGCTGCTGGTTCTCAGTCAGTGCAGGCTGGAGGTATGGACGACCCTTCATCCGAGCTGTCCCCTGCTCAACATACTTTGCATACTTTACGTCTGTACCAACGAGCACGCCACTGTCAGATTCAGGTTCCATGTGGATTGAACGGGAAAGCGTACCTGTCTTCTTTGGTACTCGACGCTTGGCAGAGTTGACAACGGTATTCGCTCCAGCCATCAAAGCCTTCAACTCAGTCGGCATTGCCTGCTCACCAATGTAAGTGAACTTGGAAAGTACCTGAGCCATCTTGCCAGAATCGAGATATACACTCACTCCAGGTGTGTTCTTAGCCATTAATGCCACCTACTTACAGGTATCTCGCTGACGTCGGCTGACTGGTTAGGAGTGCGCTCCTGAACGAGATACGGCTCACTGTCCATATGGTCAATGACCGCCTTCCAGCCGATTTTAATCTCAGGATGGGCATCTGCGATCAGGATGCGGACGAATCCCTCCTCTGAACCATAGCTAGACTGGGTATTGCTCGTCTTGGCTAGGTTTCGATTGCCCACTGCGCATGGAATATCGATCAAAGTCTCCACTTCCTCGAACTTGTCGAGGATTTGACCTGTGGAGTCCTGCTCTTTGGTCGGCTTGTAGAACGTAACTGTGTGGTCAAAGTAGCCTTTCATCATGTCCTGCCAGCCATTGCCTAGGAGTTTCATACAAGAGCCTCCCACCACGGACGCCAATGAGTAGGTAACTGTGGAGTAACCACATTAGCCACGCCACACACAATAGTGTTAGCTGCGTCCGCATCTGCCTTGGCACGGAGAGCGGCTGCGGAAGCTCGAATTGCCTCCGCAGTCGCTTGTCCGTTCGTGGTAACATCCAGAATAGTCAGCACCTTAAGCGTGTACGCTGCATTGGCGGCAATGGCATCGAGCGCATCAGCGGCAGCGTAGTAAACGTTGCCGTTGCTCAGCTCAAGGAACGACTCCATCTCATCGTCAGTGAAGATGTAATCGTCAACAGCCTTGTCTCCAGTGAGAAGCCGAACCAGCTTCACCTTGTCAGCGTACTGTCCCATGGTGCCTCCTTACGCGCCCGTAGACTTGAGAGCGCACTTCGGATCAATGACCGTACCGCCCATGACGTGACGTACCTTGTAGCCGATGGCATCGTGGTCGAAGTCGCCAGCCATAGCACCAGCAGAAGCGCCACCGACAGACATGGCATTCGGAGACTTCATGAACAGCTCAGGAGAGCGGTGACCACGGAGGAATGCAAACTCGACAGCACCACGAGCGGCAGACGGGTCTGCGAGCAGGTAGTAAGCGTCGGAGCCATTCTTCTTGTCGAGGACAGGGAGGTAGTGGTTGACGACGAGCTTAAGCTTGCCCTTCAGCCAGTTGTTCGTACGCATCTGGAAGGATTCCTGCCCATTATCCCATGCAAGGAACTCGGAAGCATTGAGGATGTTGTTCGCAGTGACCTCAAGCGCAGGAGGAACCATAAGAATGGCAGGACCAACCATGATAGGCTCACCATCGTCATCCACCTTAGCGGTGAACTTCTCGATAGCCTTCTGGAGGTTCTGAACCGTGAGCGGATTGGACGAAATGAGGTTGTCGTTCTTAACAGAGAAGAACGTGTCGTTCATGAGAAGCTTGGTGGCCTCTCGCTCCTCGGTACGACGAGCAGCCTTACCAAAGCGCGTAGGCTGGTCGGTAAGGAGGGACAGATCGTCGTCGATCATAGCCTCCCAGGAGATGTCGAAACGAGCACCAAACTTCTTCACAGAGAACTGAAGCTCAGACTCGCGACGATCAACAGACTTGTACTCGCCCAGCTCGTCAACGGTCTTAAGCGCAGCCTCGCCACCGTCCATAGCATAACGCTTGGCAGGACGGAAGTCAGCCACCTCAGAGACCTTAGCCCACTGGGTGTAAGTCTGGGGAGCCTCAGCGTAGGAAGCGAGAATCTGACGGTCAAGCAGGTCACCAAAATAGATCGGGAAGTCGCTGGTAGTCAGTGCCTCCTGGAAGCGATACATGTCCAGCTTGCTACCACGCTGAACAAGATTCGCGACAAGATTCGCAGCCTCAGCCAGATTCTTGTTGTACTGCGGATTGTTGCGAGGAGTGATTCGCACACCCTCGCCACCAAAGAGCTTATCTGCAGTCGCAGCCTCTGCGTTGATAGACTCTACAAGCTCAAGAAATTCAGCCATTATTCATACCTTTCTTTACGCAGCAGAGCTGGCAGGAGGATTGGCAGCGCCATAGGCGAGACCGAGGCAAAGCAGCACAGGAACAACGATGTCCGTGCTGGAATGCGTAACAGTCTCAAGCGCAAAACCAACAGGAACAACAGCAGAGCCACCCTTCGGCTTGACAGAGACGACTTTACCAGCCTCAGTGGTATTCTTCAGCGTCAAATCCCACACACCCTTCGTAGCGATGGTCGTGTAGTAGTTGGTACCGTCGTCGGTCTTGGCATCGGTAAGAGCGATACCGATAACGTCGCCGACCTCGACGAGTTCGCCGCTCTTAACGTCCTTGGTGACAGGGAGCGTCAGGTTCTCGCCGACCTGAACAAAGTTCTTAGCCATTCGTTTCCTCCTTAGCGGCCATTAGCGGCAATCTTAGCCGCACTCTCGGACAGGCCCATAGCCTTGAAGGCATCGGTAAGGTCGACAGCCTCTGCGAGGTTCTCGCCGTTCTCACGACCATTGGAACCCATGCCAGTGACGTTAATGCCACCAGACAGCTTACTGATGTACTCAGCCTCAGCCTTGATAGCCTCCTGGACAGACTGCTTCACCTTGTCCTTGTCGAGCTTCTTCTTGTTGTCCTCGTCCTTAGTAGCCATGAACTTACCAGCCTCCTGCTGGATACGCTCCTTGGTGACTTCAGGCAGGTCGCTCTCCTTCAGCTCTGCAGCGACGATTGCACCGCACTCAGTAAGCATATGTGCCTCGTTGAGGCGTGCAAGCTCCTGGGTGAGGGTATCAATCTGACCCTGAGCCTCGGAAAGCTGCGTGTTCAGACCATTGATGGTGTTGTCTCGCTCACCAATGGTGTTGAGAGCTTCCTCAAGATTCATAGATTCCTCCTTATTTGCGTTTTCAAGTACGTTGTATGAGCTTCGTGCAGCCTCAGCAAACTGAGCCAGAACCTTGCCACCAGCTCCAGCACGAGTCACAAAGTCAACAGACTGGACGAGATTAATCTCATCCACCAGAAGACCTGCGCGACCCTCAGCTTCACCCTCGTGAACCTTGCCACCAGCGCGAATAGACACGCCAATGTATGGTCCAATCTCGTTCAGAGCCTCACAGAAAGGTTCGAACACGGTAGCATCACCGTAGATACCAGCACCATTCGCATTGGTCTCCTCATAACGGACGTTCGTGAGCACGCCTGCGAGATCTCGAAGGTCTCGCTCAGGACGCTCGTAGTTGTCGGAGGACTTTGGGTGGTTCCAGAACATCTGCGCACCCTCGAAAAGCTGTGCAGAAGCTGCAAGAACAGTCTCGGAATAGTAGCCAGAAGAACCCCAACCAGGCTGAATGACCTTGACAGGGTACTTGCCTACGGCTTTGTCTGCTTCAGTGAGCAGTGAGCCCAAGAATGTGATGTTATCCATGTTCACCTCCCGTCAAGCCACACATTCTTACAAAGAAACGTGCTGCGAGTGCCTTTCCATGCATGCGCAGCACGTTCTTGAAGAATTATCTCTCTAGTAACAAGGATGGAGAGCTAAGTTCCATCTGAAATAGTGAGCTTTAACTGCTCTAAGGCTCAAATGTGATGCCATTATCACCTGTGTATGGAACGGTATGGTCGACCTTACCAGACCAGAATTTGTCTGGGATGCCATTCGGAAATGCCTCACAAGTCTTCTTGCCTTTTTTATCTTTTTCCCTGGTCCTGTGGGAACATGCCGAACAGATTGAATACCTCTTAAAATCTACAGGCTCACCTGGGTCTGTGAATCTAGAGATAGATTTTCCGAAAGAATCTTTATCGATGACATACTTCTTTTTAGAGCTACTCATCGTACACCTCCAACCAGACTTCCTTTATGCCATTATTATCCTCCACTTTTGTCACTTTGAATCGACTCCCTGGAGTCAATACGAACTCATGCTCTCCTTGACTATCTTCATCTGTGAACCCTTTGACAGGCAGTCTATAGCTACTTGGATAAATTGATTCAAGAGCTTGAGCGTACACTCCTCTCCCTTTTCCAGGTGGGACGTAAATATGCATTATGACATCTGCATCTGCAGAGAAGCCATGTTCATCTTTTGTAGTCACACTAATAAAACCTTTGTCTGTGTATGTGTTGTCGACTTTTAGAGATTTCACAAATTTTTTGGGCGTGTCTCGAAGATATCTAGTCGCAGTGAATCCTCTGGTGAGTTCTTCAGTCTTCATCGCATCAATTACGAACTGAATAACATCTTTTCCAGGAAGAGCTCTCTCTTCACTTTTCTTTAGCTTTCCTCCTCTCAAGTACGTGTTTATGACAGCGTATCTTCCCGTACCGCAATACATGTCCAAAAGAAGCATTCTTCCCGCTTCTTTCCTGTCAATTTTTCCGTCTTTTACGCCCCTTAACATTGCAGACCATTTATCTACAGGATAATCGTCGTCTGGAAACATATTTCCATATGAAATTAGAGAATCAAGTTTTGGAAGAAACGGACCATTGTCTCCACGATCTGTGATGCCCCATCCGTCTGGATCGTTCTCCATATCTTTAAGCACACGTTTCAGAGATCCTTTGACGAGCTCAGACATTTCAGATGAGTACTTTTTCTTGAATTCGGAGAACATCTCTTTCGACGACACGTATTTGGTCTTTGAGGTATCATCGAAAGCGTGTTCCTCAGGTATTTGAGCGCCCTTTGCCGTATATTGTTCTCCATATATGGCGCTGATTGGCTTGCCTAGCATGTCTTCTTCAAGGATGTCCTGAAGGAAATCGCATCGACATCCAGGGAAACGAGGCGGGTGCATGTGCCCACTGGGGAACTCTTTGTTAATCGGTATCCAGCCGACACGCTCGTTCTCCTTGCAGCCGTCAGACACACGGTCATCCTCAAGCGTCTGCCATGCCTTCATCATCTTAACGCCATTATCCTGAAGGTAGTTGCCGACCTGAGCGTTCCCCTCACAGTAGGCATTCGCTAGCTCTGTAACAGCGACCAGCACAGCACGATTCGACACATGCTTCTGTGGCATCGGAACTGCGAATTCCTCGAACTTGTTTTTGATAGCCTTGGCTATGTCATTGTAAGAAGAGCCAGACTTGACACCATCGGAGACGATACGTGCAATCTCCTTACGAGTGGTGTCGTTAATCTGCGTTACGGCCTCTGCAGCATGCTTCTTAGCGTACTCTTGTGCCCTGAGGTTAGGAAGCGACACCCATCCTGACTTATCAGCCTTAACATTGCGTACTTTTGGAGCCTCCTGAAGAGAGGTACCGTCAGGTGCACTGGCGGATTCAGATGAAGTTGACGACTTCGACAGGGATGAGAAGAACCATCCAGTGCACCCGAGGTCACGGCATTGCTCTACAGCGCCTGCAAGCCACACTCGATAGATGTAATCCTCGATTACACGCTGCAATTCAGCAGAGTGTCGCTTGACCTCGACCCTTATTATCGCGCTATATTTGTTCTTTAGATCACGTGAATCACGAGGTTTTTCTGCTTCGATGATTTCATCACCCTCAGGCAGTCGCTCCTCAATACCCTTCCACGTAGCCCAGAACACAGCTGCAACATCAAGAGCCATAGCAGAAGCCCACGGCTGAATGATGGCATTGTGCTTCTTGATAGCCAATGCATTGCGATACTTGGCTATGGTGCCGTAGGGTTCTGCCATTAGTGATGCCTCCATTCGAACTTCTGTTCATCGACGATTCGCTTTGCGATTTCCTCAGGGTCTCTGAACAGATCCATCAAGGCAAACGGAATAAAAGCGACCACCAGAATAAGAATCAGCACAAAAGACTCTACATCCATCAGACACCCTTCTCCCTAAGCTCAGCCACCATGTTATCGAGCAACTGAATGTAGGACTCTTCGACCTCGCCAGCAGCCTTGTCTGCCTTATCCTCAGGCGTCTTAGCGTTCTTGACATCGTCGCCACTCTTCTTGGCATTGTCAATTGCTCCTGCAGCCTTAGCCGCCTGAGCTGCCTGCTGGTCTGCAGCAGACTGTTGCCCCATGGCAATCTCAAGAGCCTTCTGCTGTTTCTCCTCTTCGACCTCGTCCCAACTCTTCGGCTCATCGGGGAACAGCTTGTCCACAATGTCCGTGTCCTCACCGAGCGCAGTGAGCAGCTGGGTGGTAGCGGTCTTGAGGTCGATGGTGTTGGCAGGGGTCTGCCCAGACAGAGTCACGCTCTTAACGATAGCATCGATGCGCTCGCTGATGTCCTCCTGGAGGATGGGCGGGAACTTAATATCGAACGTACGGTCAAGCTCGCCTGTATCAACGTAAGACTCGCCATAGTCGTTGAACGAGCGGATACCCTTGAGCTTACCACCAGGCTTCAGCGCAGACTGATCGATGACGTAGTCCAGCACCGTGCTGAAGATGTCCGTCCACAGCTCCTGACGCTCCTGGAACATGAGAAGCATGGGCTGCTCCATCGCCTTGGCAGTAGCAAGGTTGCCTGTACTGGGATCTCCAAAGTAGTGCTCATAGATGCCAGTCGCAGCACATACCATCAACAGAGCACGACGACCATCGTCCACAGCCACAGTAGCACCACTCTTCGGCATGGGTGTAAGATCGAAATTGTCCGAGGACATCCACACCTTAGCCGCTTGCCCAGGCAGATCGCTATTCATAGGGTTAGAACCACCGTTAATGGCTCCTTCGAGCACCTGCTTGGCTTGCCCCATACCAGTGGCGCCAGACTTGCTCGTAGCCTTCCATGCGAACTTAGACAGACTCTTGACAATGGTGTACCAATCCTCAAGGAACTCCTTGTATGCCTTAGCCCAGTCAATGGCCGCGTAGATCTCAGACACACCGTATTCCATGTCGGACAGGCAGTTCGTCTTCACATGGTATACTGGATTCATCGCCATGACCTCAATACCGTTGAAGTATCGAGGCAGACCTCCCTGAGGCATGTAGTTAATGTCTGGGTACATTGCCTGTCGAGTCTCGTACTTTTGGGAACCTGCCTCCTTAGGCTGCTGCCACTGACGGAAATAGTACCACGGCTCTTTGCTATCCTCGGGATTGTAAATGATGCGGGTAATCTCGTTCAACGGAATGGTACGCACACGAGTGGCACCGTTGAGCGGGTCTGTGAAGAAGGTGAAGAACAGGTTCGCAGTCACCTGAAGCTCAGTCTCCTTGACCAGCATAGCCTGTTCGCCTGTGAGCTCAGTCTTGTTCTTGGAATCGTCCATGAATGCATCGATGACAGACTGGACACTCTCATCTGCAGCCACCACGTCAACACCCTGACCGAACACGTAGTTCGCCTGAGTGGCAACGGCTCGCTTGACCAGAGGGTTCTTCAACCAGTACACCCTCGCCATGGCGGCAATCTTGTCGATGGACGCCTTGGTGAACTGACGGTTCAGCGTAGAGTCGCCGATACGCTCGTAGCCCACGTCATCCAGAGCCAGCTCCAACTCAGCGATACGCTCCTGCAGTAGCTCGTTGTTGCTATGCTCAGTAAATGCCATATTGCCGTACAGCTCGACAGCCTCGCTGAGACTGTTAAGCTGTCCGCCGCTCAGCCCATTGGCTATCTTCAAGAGCGGATGATTCTTGTCCATTGCCATTCAGATACCTCCTACACTGGTGAGATGATGTTTGGTACGTCGAGCTCGACCAGTGAAGCACCAGTCCTACGACTAGCGAGCTCCTGAGTGAGAATAGCGGCATAGGATGCCGTATCGACTTGGTCGTCATGGGCACCCATGGGGAATCCGACGAGCTCATCCTCGTAGTCCCCCAGCCATGCAGCCCCCATACGGTGGAATACCTTGTGGCTCTCGTAACGAGCACCCATGGGGATTGCCTTGGTGACCTTGTCCTTGGTGGCGTTCAGCTCCATCACAGGCACGCCAGCATTGCGCAGCATCTGGAAGACGGGACGACCGACACCATTGACCTCGATGCCCATGCACGTAGGCATGTAGCGTCTGTACTGGTCGAGCAGGAGCCTAGGTTGCTCTGCTCCTTCCATCTGCGCTCTGAACACATCCCAAAGAAGCAGGTCGTTCTTCGGAGTGACAATCCACGTGCTGCATACGAACCAGTCCGCTGTGGTCTTGGCAGAGGCTGTCGGATCGACGGTCTGGAAGTGCCAGCATTGCTCAGGCACGAACCTCTCGTCTCCCGCGTCCCTGTGCAGCACATACGTGTGGTCGATGAGCTCCCAATACCTGAAATCCTTCCTGCGGAACATGGTGCCGTCAGGAGGACTGGGATGCTGCTGGTACATGGCGTTGAACATATAGCTGCCCATGGCGATGCGCGTACGATTCAGCGACACCTCATCGTACATCTCCGGCCACAGTGCCTCTCCCTCAGAGCGACCGAGCTGGTCGGTGCCTTCTGCCAGAGCGGGAAGGCTCAGCACCTTCCACTTGTCAGCACCCTTCTCCATGTCTGCCAACAGACGTCCTGCGAGGTCGTCCTGGTGCCAACGAGTCATAACGACAATCACGGCACCACCAGGAGCCAGACGAGTGCGTAGTGTAGTCTGATACCAGTTGTAGGCAGAACGCCTCACGGTCTCGGAGCTAGCCTCTTCATAGTTCTTAATCGGGTCGTCAATGATGGCGATGTGAGCACCCTTACCAGTGATAGCACCACCAACACCCGCTGCAACAATGCCATTGTCGTGATTCCCTTCAAGCCCCCATCGGTCTGCACGAGCAGCATCCTCTGCGAGCCTTACTCCGAACAGCTCCTCGCTGTCTCTCATCTTGTTCCTCGTCATTCGACCGAACTCTTGAGCGAGGTCTGCCGAGTAAGACGTGAGCATCCATGTCATCCATGGATGGTTGCCCATACCCCACACAGGGAACTCCTGGGAGACGAGACGGGACTTGCCGTGTCGAGGCGGCATGAAGATCATGACACGTAGATTGTCGCTCTCGGATTCTTTCATGCGGCCTTCGTGAATGGCGACTACATCATTAATGGTCGCTTCGAGCTGTGCTGCAATAAGTCTGTGGTGGCGTCCGATTTTGTAGCCCTCGTCCATGTACAGCGTATAGTCGAGAAGGTGACGACGTGCGAGCTCCTGTCGGATACATTCGAGCTGACCGAGCATGTTGGGCACATCTTTGATGTCGAGCGGTTGAGTCTTGTCTCCCTCAGACAACTGAGTGGGAAGACCTTCAGGAGCTTTTGTGCCGACATGCGAGACGACTTTGTTACGCTTTGGCATCTTCCACCACCTCGGCAGCCACGGGTAAGGCGGGAAGTGCCGCATCATCCACATGATCTCCCACGGTCACTTCCACAGCTTGTGCAATTTCTTTTACCTTGGCGCGCAATTGTTCATCTGTTAGGGCTTTCACGTCTACCTGCCAATTCACGTCTAGCTTGTGTTTTGTCTCGACGGAAATCTCCATCACCCGCTTGGCATTCCACACATCAGGCATACGACATTCGAGATATCGGATCATGGCTGAGACGTTGCCGTTGATAGCGGCAGAGAACAGAGCGTTCTCAACCAATGAGCATGCGAAGATGCGAGCCTCTTCCAAGTCGCACCAGAACTTGGCATATTTGCCTTCTTGTCCTCGTGCCATTTCTTCCTTGCCACGACGACGCCATTCAGTGATTGTACGAGGATTCAGTCCCACACGAGCGGAAGCAGTTGTGAACGTGTATCCTTGCTTCACGAGTGCGATAATCTGAGGAGCTTTCTCATCAAATTTATGATATCCACCCTTAGCAGCAGCCTCTTCAATATCCGTATGGACTGCACAGAATTTCCCGTCTACGGTTGCACCCTTTGTACATTGCTTTCCAGTTCGAGGATTGCGTCCTTGACAACGAGGAGTACCCCAGTATGTCCAATGCTCAGGATCTTCAATGTGCTTAGGATGTGGGTTGTTCTTGGAATACTTAGGCTTCGACTTCTTAGGTTCGAAGACCTTCTTCGAAGTCTTAGTCTTCTTGTTTCCCCTGTTAGTCGTCATTATCACCACATTCCCATTATTTAAATATATACTCCTTATTCATTATCGCTCTTTTTTCTTATAGATTATCTTATCAATTTCATTATATTTTCTTATGCATTAACACATTTTCTTGTTTTACCACATTAACAACATCTTTCATGAATATTTTTATTATTCTCAAGATTCTCAATGAAAGTTGAACAATTCCGAGGGATAATAGTACTGCAGGGAATTAACAACGACTTCGAAAGGACGCTGCAATGACTACCATGACCGACTTCCCCCCTATCGCTGAACGCATTGGTAAGACCACTTCTGAGAAGATGGCTGTCGAAGCTATGGCGAACGCTCTTAGCTCCGTTGAGATCGCCATCGGCGAGGAGCTGTTCGATGAGTAGGCGCTTTTACCGTTTGACGTTCCACAGGAACGGTAGGATTTATCTTCTTCAGATTTACAAGAACGAGAGGAACGCTCGAAAAGCCTATCTGAAGCTTCGAATAGAAAGAAAGTCCGATTCTAAGCGTCTAGATGAGGTGTTTTGGGACTCGTGCATTGGTAGTTGGCAGTACGTTCAAACGCTAAACCGCACAGACGGCAATTCACATGATTCAAACCAATTCTAACGTGAGCATATAGAAACACCGCAGCACTTGTATGAGTCTGCGGTGTTTCTCTTGTTAAATACGATTCTAAGGCTCCGAAATATTTTCAGAATCAAAGCTCAATCAGTCCATTGGCTCCAGCATCATCAAGTATGAATCTTGCGAGATGTTTGGCAGCATCTTTGGCGTGAACACCCTTACCTAGGTCACACCAAGGCACGGTCTTCATCTGAGACGCTGTATGCCACACGACTTCACATCCGTTCCGCTCAGCCACTGCAGCACAACCACCAACCAACTCCATAGTCATCGTGGCTTCACGACCCATCGTTACTCCAATGCGAGGAGTGTGCTTCTCGATTACGACCACCTGAATGGATGGACCAGCATTGCGCAGAAACTCTTCCATCCACTTAATGGTCTGGTCGTGAGGCACCATTGAGTATCCGACGTTCACAGCATTCTTGTAGCTCCAGGCACAGCCTGTTGTGCCTCCTGGGTCAAGGGCTAGCACACCCCTATGCGGACGTCTAAGAACACGTTGGAACACGCTCACTCCAGTCGACTCTTTATTCTTGGAGGGCTTTTGCATCAACGACATCTGCATTTTCCTTCGGTTTGAAAGTCCACGATCCTACGCACCCATCGTTTTCGTCGTATGCTTCTATAAGGCGTGGACGTTCTGGACCAATAGCTGTAAACAAAGCTACGACAGCCACTTCACAATTCGATCTATTGAGTGGTCGGAGAAACGTCAAGTTTTGAGTCTCCTGATTTTTATAGACGATCAGCAGCCTAATGGCTTTTTTCTTGTTCTGTTTCTTTCCCATTAGATGAGTCTACCACCAATCACAGTCAGTATCAGTCCAGAAAAAGTCAAAATGACTCCAGCCTTATACGTGTATTCAGGATCGCCATTCAGCTTTTCGGAAGAGCAGGCGATAAGGGCGAGAAGTCCGATGACCACAGATACAATCCCGCAAACAGATATGATGTTCATCGCTTCTCCTCTTCAGCGATATGTTCCCACTTACGTTTAGCATAATCCTCGCCAGACATCTCAACGTCAAGCATAATGGCCTCAATAACATCCTCTACTGGCATGCAGCGGCTAGCAAGACGAGAGCCTAGGACGACGCACCAGTCTGGTGCATTGCTGCGCTTCTTGCCCATTCTAATGCGCCTCATTTCGAATACAGATGAGCGCCTCGACCATTTCAGGCTTGTTAAGACGAGCGATGTCATCCTCGTCAAGGTCAATGGCGAGGGCGATGAGCTCACTCTTCTTCATACGTCTGAGCTTGTTATCGGACAAATGGAGAAGGTCGTCCATAGCCACTTCACGAGGAGAAGGTGCCTTGTCCAGGACCTCAGGAATACGCATCTGTTCCTGGATAGAACCATCGCCTACAGCATACAAAGACCATGCAGCTCCGCATTCATCGCACACCACATCCACACAACGACCAGTAGACGTGATGTTCCCAAAACTCGTCCGAGCATGCTCGCCACTGCCGCAGACAGGACATACGCTTTCCGTGACGAGCTTGTATTCCTCGTCAGTCATTTCTCTGAGTCGAATAGTCTTCATTAGCCATCGACCTCGCTTGCAAACTCGCCTGTGGAGCCGTACCCGCCACGAGAAGCGCAGCCCATGTCGTCTGTTTCGATCACGTTGATCTCGGGCATCATAGGCTGAATGCGGAACTGAGCTATACGCGTACCAGCTGGGATGAAAGTGTCTCGAACAGCATATGCCACAAAACCCCAGACGTCGTCGTTGCCACAGTACTCGTTCTCGATGATTCCGATGGAGTTTGCCATCAGGATCCCGTGCTTCAGACAAGTGGACGAGCGAGGAGCGATGATTCCCTCGAAGCCTTCTGGCATCTTGACATTGATACCAAACGGGATGATTTGCACGTCACCATGCTTCATGGAAACGTCCTCGCTGCAAGCCAGATCGATCCAAGCACCATGGCACTCAAACTTGCTAGCACCATCCATATAACGTACAATTACGTCTTCCATTATCACTCCTTAACGAAAAATGGACGAGCCTTCGAGGAGACTCGTCCGTTAACAGACAGAGAGGTTTACTTGCAGTCCTCGAAATCATCCTCGCAACCATGGCAGTCGCCACAATTGCCAGACAGGAAATCAGACAGGGAGTCTATTAACTGCTCAAAGTGACTGATGAAGTTCTCACGCTTCTCATCATCCTTGTGCCACTGAGCCAGCTTCTTCTTGGTTACCTCGTCAATCTCGCTGAGCGACAGGAACTGGTCGTTGTCGTCAGAGTTGCACTCCTTCAGAGCACTGCGGAGATCATCATGCATGTCGAGGAGGAGGTTGAGCTGGAACTCAGTAGGGATGTCGAAGCCATCCATCAGTCGAGCGATTGCCTCCGTGCAGTCGCAGTAGCGACCACGGTCAAGATCCATGATGTTGTTAATGCGGTGCTGCTTGATTTCGTTCTTTATGATTGATTCCTTTCTATCGATTCCACTTCTTCTGGAGAGGGCACGGACGGTCGAACACAGACTCGAATTTGCAGCGATGCTCATGCTCACACACAGGCTGAAGATAGTCTGCGAAATCATCGCCCCATACGCGCCTCACTTCCTCTTTCATCTGGCGGATTACCTCACGCCATTCGCCCTGTGCCTGGAGGCAGAGCCTATCGCCAGCCAGACCGACAAGAGCACGATAATTGGTACCAATGCCAATGCGAGTAACAACATTCGTAGGCAGAACACCACGAGCATCCTGAGTATCAACGCCTGCATCGATGAGCTTATGGTATGCGTCCTCAACGCTTTTCATCGTGTCGTTCCAGAGAGCCTTCTGCTCGTCTGTCTTCACGGACGGACCACAAATCACATCCATGTCTTCGACTTTGGTGAATCGCATTGACTCCTGGGAGTAACTGAACCCGACACGATGGCGGACTGCCTGATGCGTGAATGCACGAGACACTCCATCCACCTGAAACACGAGTGTAATCCACTCGAACACACCATTGAGCGCAGTCTTCTGCATCTCAGCGAAAATCTCGTCTGCCTCGGCATCGGAGATATCGTCGAGCGAATGACGCATATCGCCTCGCATGTTCAAGACTCCTGCAGCGATTACCTTCTTTGGCTGTGGAGTTGCGGATATGCAACTTACCTTTACCATCTCTCATCCCTTCTGATAAGCTCCTGGAGAGCACACTTACCCTCCAGGAGCATTCCGTTAATTACGAATTCCAGCGCTTGACGATTCCGTCAGTCATATTGTCTGCAATCTGACCGTGACCATTAGCGTTGGGGTGAGTCTTCTTGTACTCGACAATCGCCTCGGTGCATTCCTTGTGAAATCCAAGGTACGGCATGTCAGACTCAGGGTCGTCGGGCGTTTGAGACTCACGATGGAGAACCAGCTCGTCTCCATCATAGTAACTAAAAACATATCGGCTCATTTTTCACCTCCTGTCGTGTCGTCAGGAGATATTATGCGCCATGATCTGGCTATTTTTCACCAGAATTTTCAATTTGTGGAATATTTTCGCCACCGAGCTGAGAAGGCAGGTCATTCTGGTCATTATCGTCTGGCACTGAATGGGCAATGAGCTGACCGTCTTCAGTCTGATAGGCGAACTCAGTCATAATCCTGCCACCGCATGAAGCACACAGAGACAACATTGGTGCAGGACGAGATATAGACACAGGAGTGCTGAGTCCGTTCTTGAGCACTCGCAGCTTCTGGCAACCAGATACTGAATACTTCAGAACGCCAGCACCTTCAGTGAGATCAGCCCCACAGTGAGGACACTCAAGGGGATACACGTTCCTCCGAACGCTATTGATATCATTCATCGTTTTCTCCTCCCACGACGATCAGCTTCTTAGCGAAAAGCGTATCGTCGTTACCGCTGTTTTTGCTTGCTCTACAGAAGAACGAATTTCCGCTCTTCAGCTGATTGCCATACTCTTCGAGGATGTCTCCTCCGATGTAAACACCGATCACGCCTGTCGAATCGTTGAGCTGAATGACAGCAGACTTCTTACCGTCGTGATTCTTCTTCTTGACAGACATGATTACACCGCGCACATAAACGGAGCCTGACTTACCTTGCAGCGAATCAATATTCGTCCACGGGATTTCCTTGTATCCCGCAATGCGGTCAAGATGAGCCAGAGCCTGATGGTTAACAGGAAGCGGATACCGATTGCGCCACGTCAGATAGTCTTCATCCCATGGGCGATTAGCTGCTCCCAGCAGTCCCAACACCTGAATGGATTCCTGCGCACGCTTGTTCACAACACGACGAGTCACGCGATTATACAGATCATCGAAGTCTGCATACGGTCTGTGTTCAAGGATATCGTCTACGGCTTTGTCGCCCATGCCCTTGATATGAGTTAGACCGAGCTTAATGGCTTTTACGCCACGTTTGTTCGTGACAATACGGCTTTCACGTCCACTATGATTGATGTCTGGCAAAAACACTTTTACGCCATGCTGGATGGCATCTGTAAGCGCAGAACGGAACTTGTCATCCTCATGCTCGCAGTTCATCAGAGCGCAGTACCACTCGACTGGGTGGTAATGCTTGAGCCACATGCACCAGTATCCAATCTGAGTATACTGGAATGCATGGGACTTGTTGAATGCATACGAACCAAAGTGCACCATCTCTTGGAACAAATTACGAGCATCGTACTCGCTCATGCCATGGGAAGTGGCACCTTCAAGGAATGCTGGGAGCTCCTTGTTGAACACAGCAACGCCTGGTTGACGTTTAATCATCTCTCGCATTCGGTCTACGCCATGAGGATCATAGTTACCCAACTGTCCGAATATGAGCATAATCTGCTCCTGATAAACGAGGACGCCTTCAGTGTCCTTCGTGATTTCGTCATAAATAGGATGGAGAGACGGCACCTCTTCACGACCAGCTCGACGGTCAACGTACTTCTGGAACAAACCTGAACGCATTGCTCCTGGACGGTACAGTGCGTTGACAGCCACGAGGTCATCGAACGAATCGACAGGAATTTCCTTGAGCAGTCCAGTCATCCCCTGAGAGTTGAACTGAAATACGCCATTAGTCTTTCCCTCGTGGAAGTCTGCCAGGATTGCAGGATCTGCGTAGTCAAGAGCCAGCAGATCATCACGAGTTATACCACTCAGGTCGCATGTTTCTCGAATGATGCTGAGGGTCTTGATGCCGAGGATGTCGAGCTTCAAGAATCCCATAGCCATACACTCATGACCATCGAACACCGAGCACTTAACACCATTGCGAACATCAAGCGGCATAGCATCTGTGAGCGGGAACGGACTGACCAGAACACCGCTAGCATGCACGCCGCGCTGTCGCTTGCGATTCAGCAAAAGCTTGCATGCAGGCTCAAAGTCTGGGTACTTAGAGCACAGCTGCTTGCCAGGAATCGTATTTTCAAGAATGTCAGTAACAATAGCGAGAGACGATGCGAGCTTCTGGCTTCCCTTGTCTCCTGGAGTGACGAGGGAAGACGCCTTGTTCACTTCTGCGCGAGGAATATCCATGCATCGTGCAAGGTCTTGCATCACCATCTTCTCCCCGAGATTGCCGTACATCCCCATCGAGGCGACGTTCGCTTCACCATACTTTTCGATGAGATAATCCTTGATTTCCTGTCGACGCGAATCCTCGAAGTCCAAGTCGATGTCTGGTGGCTCCTCACGTCCTGGTGCGAGGAATCGCTCGAACATAAGGTCGTGAGCGACTGGGTCAGGGTCTGTAATTCGGAGAGCAGCGCAGACAAGGCTTCCACCAGCTGATCCACGACCTGGACCATAGAAGATGCCACTTCTTCGAACGAATTCAAGCATGTCGTCAATGAGGAGAAAGTATCGGACGAATCCCTGCTCATGAATGTAGTTGAGCTCGTATTCGAGCCGTTCGATATATCTTGAGTTATCGCGCTTCCCGTCCCACTTTGGCTGAGCCATTCCAGCATACGTAAGCTCACGCAGTTTCTCATATTCCTCGTCATCAGACAGACCAGGATACGGCTGAGGGGTGAGCGACTTCCACTGTGGCATCTGGATGTCAACCATATCGCATACCTGCACCGTGCCGTCAAGCGCACGACCAATGTCCATCTGTGTGAGATATGGATGATTCGCCAAAAGCAGACCACCCATCTCGTTGCGAGTCATCGGGTGGAAGCAGTTGTCATCGAATTCCCACACCTTACCTTTTGAACCAGTACCGAGGTAATACTTGTGGTACTGCTGCCAGTCTCGAAGGTAATGCGAGTCTGGAGTGGCGACCAGAGGCAGTCCAAGCGTATTCGCGACTCTGATGGCAGTCATGTTGATAGGAGTCTGCTTGTCAATTTTCGTCGGCATGATCTCCATGAAGAAGCGACCGTCGAAAATCTCTGCCATCTGCATACCAAGCTTGAGAGGGTCTTTCGACTTCCCGAACATCGTGTCCATGCAACCAGACAAGCAGATGACGTCCTCGCTGCACTCCTTAAGCCAGCTGGGCTGAATGCGAGGACGATTGTAGAAGCCATCTGTCCAACCCTTGGTAGACAATCTGAAAAGGTTCTGGCAACCCTTCCAGCTCTTTGCAAGCAGCGTTACATGGCTTCTACGCTCTCCCTTGACGTGTTTGCTTGCATCAGGGACAATGTAAGCCTCGATGCCTACAATCCCCTTAATTCCAGCCTTAGAAGCCGCCTTAAGCAGAGCATATCCAGATCCCATAGCGCCGTGATCCGTGATTGCGATTCCAGGCTGACCGTGCTCGACGACCCAATTGACATAATCGTCCACACGAGGCATGCCATCCAGCAAAGAGAATTCACTATGGCAATGAAGGTTCACGAAATTGTCTTTCATAACAGGTTCATCTCCTTCAAGTCTTTCACGATAGCCTTACAAATATTGCTTGCAGACGTCTTACTCTGATGAAGCGTCAACACGGGAACGCCAGCATGAGCAAAGCACTCAGACGCTGCGAGCATACGGTGCTTCTGGTAGACAAGATCGTCGTATTCCCAACCGACCTTACGCACGTCAGGGTCTCGCTCCATGCAAGTGTCGACGTCTGTGTCCAGCATTACGATGACAGGCTTGACTTCCTTAATAACCTGTGCAAGGTACTCAAGGTTTGGATCTGCACGCTGTTGATAAGCCCAGCAGGAAAGCGTAGTCCTGTCGAGGATTGCGTCTGCTCCAGCTAGGTCGAGAGCCTGAATCGCTACCGCTGCGACCTTCCAAGAGTCTCGGTCGAAGCGCGGAGCTGAGTGACGATGATTGATGTGGACATACTCATACGGCTCAAGCATGTCCTTGTTCAGATCGAGAACAGGGAAGCCCAGTTCCTCACTCAGACGAGCTGCAAGCGTAGACTTGCCTGCACCATCAATGCCTTCAATAGAGATAATCATCGTTCACCCTTCCACGGTTCATTCATTCCAATAAAGTGACATGCTGCATCGTACAAAGTGCGAAAACGATGTACAAACGGTGCACCAGTTCTGTTGTACGGACGGTCGACAATGTAGCACTGGACGGTCTGCTTACCAGCGAATTTGACAAGATTCTTAGGATCGTCGTCAAATATCGCCAGCACGTCATCCACGTCATAATGATCATGAACGTAGTCGAACTTCTCCTTTGTGAACACGAGTTCGCTGTACTGAAGGTCGTGCTGCTTAAGCCAGTATTCTGTGTCCTCACGGATATTGTCGTACTTGTCAGCAGGACGACTGGAGATGATAACCACATCATACCACTGGGACAAACGCCTCAATGCGCCATGTGTGCCTGGAATCATGGTCATGTTGCGCTTGTGACCTTCCACGCGCCACCGACGCTTGAGCTCAGCATAGTCTGCATCATCAAGACACAGAATCTCGTTCAAGTGGAGCGACGTCAGGTCATTCGGAGACGGACTAAGCTGACCGTTGGTAGCCCATCGCAGGAAGTCACCTCCGTAGTCCGCCATCACATTGTCAAGGTCAACAAAGACCTTCTTTCGGTTCTGATTCTTCACAGATGGTGCCCCAATCCGCTTATGTAGCCGTACTCATCGATCAGTCCTCTGTACCAATCGATGAAGTGATGAACGTCTTTACCGTGACCTATGTAAAGGGACGTGCTTGGAAATTCGTCCATGATGACCAGAAAGCCATGGTCTCCTTCAGAGTCAGGCTTCGACATTTTCAGCGAATAGCCTTTGTAGCAATCTACAATCACGTATCCGTTCATCACTTGCCCAAACCCATCTTCTCAAGACGAGACATCGTATCATAGTATGCCATGTGGGCCATGTATGTCGAGTCCCATTTTCCGTATCTACCGAGGAGAAGGACGTTATCCTGGTGGTTGTAGAACTTAGCCTTACCGTCCACCTTAATGACCTTGTGAGCACCTTCAACAGGTCGCAGATACTCTGTCTGTTCAATTCCATCGACCCTGCTGTAACGTGTCCAAGGGGCATCAATGTCAACATTGTAGACGATGATGTTGTCTGGAGTTGAAGCCCAGCCGTTGTGATCTGGATACGGACTGCAGTCAGACACATACATCTCGCGATACGAGCACTGAGACTTCGAGTGAGGGTAAATTTTTTTCAGAGGAGCCGTGTTGATGACGAGGTCGAACTTACGAGACAGACCTCGCATGTCGCTAGGCAGCACTTCGTCCTCTGTGATTCGCATACCCTGGAGCATACCCCATGCGTCCATCCAGTTGTATGCCGTGACAGTCTTCACAGAACGATGGATGGAATTATTCGTCTTGGAAGCTCCGGTCTTAATGGCATACAACTCAGCCATAGCTCTCTGGTCTGCCTTATCCCAACGCATGAACTTGTCGCCATAGCCAACAAATGCGGTCTCGATTTCGATGGGCTTCAACGGGAGTCCGCAATTGTCGTGGAGATAGCGCACGCCATGGCCAGGATTCGGCTTAGTGACAGACAGAATGGTCGGAACAATGCCTTTGTCCATACAAGCCTTTGCTGCAAGCAGACCAGTCATGCCTGCACCGATGATTGCTACGCTCATTGATTCCTCATTTCTTCTAGCAACTTAATGAACATCGGTGTCTTTCGAAGCGTACCACGGCTCAGCCTTACGAGGCGGTGACTTGAGAGATATCGTGTGATATTCGCTGAGTCCTCCCTCGTCATACCGCAGAAGTCTTCGATATCTTGCCTCTTGAACTCGTCGTACGATGACAGGAACTGGAACACAAGAGGCTCATCTTCCAGCCACTTAATCACATCGTCTCGAGAAGCTCCAAGCGGTTCGTTCTCCTTGGCACGAGCCTCGCTGAACTGCTTGTATCGGAACGAGGACTTCTTGTAACACTCGTCAACAAACTGTGCAGCAGCTTCGACATGCTCCTTCTTCACGAGCAGTCTGTTGCCGTCGTCCGTTGAGAACAAACGAGCTGCCCATGCTGCTGCCATACGAGCCAGCTTAACACGGAAATCTGCGCTCTCGACGAGAGGAATCTCTGAAGTATACCCCCCACCCATCTTAACAGACAACTCGTAAATAAGCTTGCGAGCCTGCTTTGAGAACAAAACATCCTCAGGTCGACGAGACCACACCCACATGATCAGATTGTGGCAAAGCTCACTCGTGTACACATGCGGCACTTCTTCAGGGGTGTTGCTGTTGATTACCTTTGAATCAACATCCTCACTTGCAGAAGAAACGACCAGATCAAAGCGGGAAATGTCCTCAGCCTTACCAATTAGCTGAGGTATAAACTCGACAGGATATGTTCTGCTGGAAACGTTGTCTCCGTACCTAGGGTTGGAGATCCAAATAAGGCGCGTACGTGCAAGCGCACGCTCAGTCTGGATTTTCGTGATCTCTGCGACGCCACTGGAACGAATGCCAGACATGTTCGCAATCTCGTCCTGAGTGAGACCGGACGCCTCATCGATAACGACCAGTCGACGATCGTTCAGAGGAATCTTTCCCCATGTGATCTGCCAACGTTTGTTGACTTGTTGCAGACCACCGACAAGACCTGCATACGAGGATGCCTCGCCAGTGACGAACTCTCCGAGCCTGTAGTGTCGCATGAGTTGCTGAACAGTCTCGGTCTTTCCCGTACGAGTGTCCCCGAACAGGAGAACTTCAAGCCATCCGCGCTTCAAAGGCTTGCCATCGAAGTCAAAGCGCAGCAGAGAATGGTATGCCAAATCGACAGCTATATGGACATCGTTCCTGCCATAAATCGACGTCACATTCGTAGACAAATCACGAATGATTTCATCCATTTTCTGTCGGACAGTCTGACCATCTGCAGGCTGGAAGATACTGAGCTCGTTTTTCAAGTCGTCGGACATCTCGAACGAGCTGATGTCGTCCTCGCTCCACTCCTTGTCGTAGAACAAATGAGTGGCATGCTGCGTGGAAGAGTCTGGCACGGTTATACCTGTGAACACGTAGCTTTTACCAGCCTGAATACCATGATCTACAATGCTGACATGGCGAGTCACATAGCTCTGGTTCTCATCGTTCCAACTAAGCTCAGGAATGAGAACGAGGTCTTCGATGTTTACATTGTCAATAACGTCCATATCTACGGTGCAATCACCGAGCGCACCTGCAAATTCTTTCATTTTCGTACGCTGAACAGAATCACTCAGACCTCGAAGCTTCATGAGATTCGGAGAGTCTTTCGGGATGTTCACTTCCAGCGTGCCACCTGCTATACCGATAGGGCAAACAGTGCACTTCTTCTTGTTCGCAGAAGCACAGCGGACTACGTATCGGTCTGGAACGATGTAAGGCTCCAAATCTTTGCCTGCAACAACTGCTGCAGTGCGAATACGCTTACCAGCATACTTTGCAAGGGAAGCCTCATGAAGAGGGACATCGTATATTTCATTGTCATCCTCGTCACGAAGAGTGTTGCGAGGAACTGTTTTATCGATAAGGTGCTGGAAGTCATCGCGAGTTGCACCATAGCCGATCACCCAGTCCGTTACATCTCCGTTAGACGGTTCAGAGATAGGTAGGTTCAATATACGAACGGATGAAGCGATATGCTCAAGGTTGTTCGCCACATTGACCATGCCGTTCTGACCAGCTTTGTCAATGTCATAACAGATATTGACCTCACGACTGTGGAACAATTGATTCCACTCAGGCTTCCAGTTACCTGCACCACTGGTGGACGTGACCGCATTGAAGCCTAGCTGATGCATGAGGATGCAGTCCATCTCACCTTCACACAGGAAGATTGGGTCATCACTCCACAGCGATGGGTCTGGGAAAAGAGTAACGCCACCACGACCACGTTCCCAGCTGATCACCTTAGAGGAATCACGCTTAGCCCAGTCGTACTGACGAATGTTATAGCAGCCTTCTTCATTGAACAGCGGGATGGTAATTCTACCATTGTGGTAGCCGAGTCTAAACTGACGAATAGTGTCGTCAGTGAATCCACGCTTGTTGTGAAGAAAATCTAGCACAGCCGAATTGCACCAGAGATTGTCTACCAAACCATCAATCACGATATCGGAGATTGGAGGGAGCTTCTTTTTGGGTCGCTTTGTGATTAGTTTGGGCTTTTTAGGCGATTCATCGCCGACTAGCTCAATTTCTACATCACCAACGAAACCGTGGTCGCTAAGCCACTTACAAGCTCCCTTAAAATCTGTGTCCTCATAAAGCTGGACGAATGTGTAGATGTCTCCCTTGAGACCGCATCCGAAACAAGTCCACAGACCAGTGTTAAGATTGATAGACATCGACTCGACGCTGTCGTTATGCCAAGGACACCTGACAGCAACTTCACCGCTGCTGTCAGGTGTCAGCTGCTGCCCAAATGCGTATTCAAAGTAGTCCTTGATGGACATGTTCCGGGCAGACATTTTACATCCTATTCGAAGTCGAAATCATCATCGTCGTCATCGTCTGCGACATCGGTCACAGGCAGAGGCTCCTCCTTGGGAGCGGGAGTCTCGTCGAACGGAGGCTGCTCCTCGTCCTCTTCCTTCACGTTCTTAGGAGCCTTATCAGCCTTCTTAGCCGACTTCTTAGGAGCAGGCTTAGAAGTGTGCTTCGGAGCGTCAGGCACCTGAATCTTCGGCTTAGAGACGCCATTCGTAGGAGCGAAACCCTTGATGGCATTGCGCATCTGGTCAGTAGTGCCATCTCGATCGTTCGCGTACTCATCAGGCTCAAGACCGACAGTCAGAATGAGCTCCTTGCCAAGCAGGTCATTCGGATTCAGCTGGAGACGACCCTTAGGCACGTCAATGCCGCATGCCTTGAGCACCTGGACAAGACGCCACTTGGCATTGTCGCTGAGGGATGTGTTGTCCCACAGACGACGACCTGCAAACGGCTCACCCTCACAAATCTGGAAGCACCACTTCAGATAAGGCTTACCAGAGTTCTTACCGACCTCACGAGAAATCTCGAACACGGTAGCACGATAGCGACCAGAGTCAATTGGGTTGAAACCAGAACCCTCATCCTCATTACCAGTGAACTCACCAAGATCGAGCAAATCGACAGCCATTGCTTACTCCTCTCCGAAAATCATGTCGTAAACCTCAGGGAACGTGGGATTGTCGATGACAGTACCGAGCATGCCAGAACGGTCTTTAGCGTAGTAGGTTCCGACAGGCTGAACCAGCATACGGCGCATAGGCTCAGCTCCGTCCTCAGTCTCGACATTGTCGACGTAAAGATAGCCGACGATATCGACATACCCGCAGACGTCTGCTGTAAGCTTGGAACTCATCTTAGGCATGGTCTTAACGGCACCAGTGACCTCGTTCTTCTCATCCATGGCGAGTGCCGTGAGAATGACGTTCATATCAAGGTCACGAGCCATGCGAATGAAGCGACGCATGCGCTCGGTGTTGTAGCCCCAGTCTCCAACGGTGAGACCGTCACCGTAGGGACGCTTCACCTCAGGATGGCTCTCGACGATATAGTCCATGAGCTTCTTTTGGAGCTCAGTGACGGAATCGATTACGAGCGTATCTGCCTTGTTGCCACCCTTCTCGTGGAGGGTGCGGATGAAGTCCTCGATCTCATCAAAGGTCTCGAACTTCTTCTTGACGACCTTCTTAGACTTGATACGTGACTGGACAGAAAGGGAGCCTCCCTCAACGTCCACGAAAATGGTCTTGTCGCCAGAGCAGCTGAACACGGTCTTACCGACGCCAGGGTCACCGTAAACTAGCATCTTAATGGTGTCCTTAGCCATTCTTAATCACCTTCTCAATCTTGTTGTCAGGATTCTTGTTGGACTCCGACTCCTGCTTCACGTGGAAGCCTTCAACGCCTGCGAGCTCATGGAGGTCTGCCTCATTCATGCGACCTTCCATCTCAGCAATGCAAATCGGACGGTACTCGCAGTCCCAAGAGCAGTCTCGAGTGGGATTGCAATAGAAGCCATAACGGTCTGCATGCTTCATCGCCATGTACTGATTGTACAGCTGACGACCACACTCTTCGACCTCGCGATCGTTACGATAGACGGCCTCACGATAGTGGTAGGGAGCCTTGGTGCGAGCGGAATACGGGTCGCACTTCCTGAGAATGTTGTAGTACACGCCACAAACATCATAACCCATCTGACGGAGAGCCCAGATGTACTGGGTCACCTGGGTATCGGTAATGAGGTGCTTAGTGTCTAGCGTCTTTGCCGTCTTGTGCTCAAGAATGTACAGACGACCCTCGCGCTCGACTATTGCGTCGACATATCCGATGAACGTGCACCAGCTGAACTTACCTGTCGGATTCGGGACACGAACCTCGACCTTCAGTTCACTGGCGACTGGAGTGAAATCATCGTTTGGGGCGACCTCTTCGAAGTAGTACTTGAGCATCTGACGACCCATGAACGAATCCTTGTCAAATCGCTCAGAATCACCACCTGCAGAGAGAACCTCCGTAGCTGCCTCAGCGACCTTGTTGTCGTACATGGCCATAGCCATAGAAGCACGGACGTTAACGTCCTTGTCGTTGTTCTCGAGAGAGTAGAACTCTGCGAGGGACTCGTGGACAAGCGAGCCCAGCATCAGTGCAGGAGCCTTGTCGTTCGCGGTCAGCTGGTCGACGTAACGGTACTCGTACTTACGAGGACAACGCCTGAAGCAAGCGAGACGACTGTTGCTTACGGTAATCACTGATTTTACCTCCTTCTTCTCAAATTAAGGTGAGCAATACAATTGGGTTATATAACCCTCCAATTAGATATTAAGTTTTATTCATAATCACCTCTCCCTGTCTGTCGTCATTGTTCCGTTATTATCCTCCATTTTCAGAGGAAAATATGCAGAAATTTAAAAATTTATTTATTCGTAGCAAGAACTGCGCTTTTGATGTTCGATATGACGGTATCCACGGTTGCTTCCTTGTCGTTGATGTAGGCTTCAATGGTCTCGTCAACGGTGTCTGCAGTGACGAGCTTATAGATGTCTGCGCCATGGATATCATTCATACGAGCGTAGATTCTGTCCTCAGCCTGAGCATTGTCGTCAGGTGTCCACGCTCGGTCTGTGAAAATCATCTTGCTGGCAGCTGTGAGCGTCAATCCTGTTCCAGCTGCACCGATAGTAGCGATAAACACCTTCACCTTCGGATTGTTCTGAAACAGTTTCACAGCCAGCTCACGTTGCTGCTTCGGAGTGTCTCCTGTGTATGTGACGCATCCGTATTTGCGGAGTGTGCGCTCAACGGACGCTACGACCCTAGCCCAGTTGCTGAAAATGACGACCTTCTCGTCCTGCTCAACGCATATCTCCTGGACCATAGCTTCAAGCGTCTGGATCTTTCCGCTTGGTATGATCGTGGAGAATGCAGTCTCTGTCAAGCAATTGGCATCCGTGGCAATCTGCCTGAGACGCATAAGTCTGCTGACTTCAGCAGGAGCGGTCACGAACACATTATTCTCGACCTCTGCGACATACTCATTGAGCATCTGGGTGTAGATTCTGGACTGCTTGTCGCTCATTCCACACTTTATGGTGTGAATACGCTTAGGAGGCAGGTCGTGAATGACGTCGCATTTTCGTCTTCGAATCATGTATTGGCTGAGCTCACGAGACAGCAGATCGAGGTTCTGGTAGCCTGAGGCCTTTTTGCCAAAGTACGTCTGCTCGTAGATGACGTACGTAGGTATCCAACGCCAGAACGAGCTGTACTTTTTCTTATCGATGAAGTGCAGCAATGCCCACACGTCTGCAGGATTCTCTCGCATGGGGGTGCCTGTCAATAGATACAGCTCACGACTGCGATACGACAGCTTGTTGATTATGCCGTAGTTCGTGGCATTGCCAGCCTTGGTTCGAGCCTTGTGAGACTTGCATCTGTGCGCCTCGTCAACGATTAGAACGTCCCATTTGCGGTCACACAGAACCTTGGCATTGCGCTCAAGACGAGCAGCCTCGTAATGGATGATGGTCCAACGGGACGTTCCAATCACTTGTTTTCCATCGTAGACTTCGATGTCCTGACCTTGTCCCAGTAGGTCGCGTATCTCAGCTTTCCAGTTGTTCTGAAGCCCATTCAGGGTGATTATCAAGATGTGTTGGTTAGTCTTCTGGGCTGCAGCGGCTATTGCCTGTATGGTTTTCCCCAGACCCATGTCGTCTGCAAGGATACCTCGCTCGAGCTTACGGAGGCCTTTGGCTCCCGTTTTCTGATACGGGAGGAGTGTCTTCCCCATGCTAAACCTCCTTCACCCAAACAACATACATCGTGGTTCCACCTGCGAAGAAGTCATTGATATCCTCAGAGAATTCAATGGTGTCGACTGTGTCGATGTGAACCTGATTCGATACGACTGTGGCTTCAATTGACGAGCCACGCTCTGCATCAATACCACACCAAATCGACACCTTTGTTCCGACGGGGAACTTGTCTGTGGCGCATGTGCTCTGTTCAGTTAGAGACGTGTGGTAGAATCCGTTCATTTTTGAGTACCCGTCTGGTGCAGCTGGGGTATCGTAAACGATTTCGGCTCTGCTTATCAGCTGAGTTTTGTACGCGTCTGACTGCTGATGCGGGAACATCTGATTCCAAACCCACATTACGAGAATCGATGCTACGACTGCCAGACAGATTTTCTTGAGAATGTTTTTCATAGTACGCTCCTACTGGGTAGCTTTTTCTGGCGACGCGCATTCTTGGCATGCAGTCCAATACTATCGCTTTCTGGTTCATAGTATCTGCGCTTTGGACAATGGACAGAGATTATACAACACTGCAGTCCATTATTTACTCGCTGCAATCCGAACTCTCGCATATAGGCACGACACACTTCACCATGGATGCAAGGCGAGATATTCTTTCGATCATTAGACATATTTATTTCCTCTCTACGGGCTATTGCAACTGACCCAGTACTGAGGAAGTACTGGGTCAGTAAGATGGGCTAGTTCAGCTTGAGTTTGAAGTCTGCAGTCTTCGAAACACGGTTCTTGAACTCGACAACGTAGGTGACCTTGCCAGTGTACTTGTCGTTCTTACGGACAATACGCTTGATATCCTCGACCTTGGTACGCTTGTAGCCACGGTGAGCGCGAATTTTCTCGACGACCTTCTCGGGAGCGATGGCGCTCTTGGTGTCGTCGTCCATGCTGTTGATGCGACGAGCGTAGCTGAGCTCCTGTGCAGCCTCAAAAGCCTCAACATCATCGGTGTAGACGTAGCCGTTGCGATTCCTCATGCGATACCAAACGTGAGACTCAACAACCTCGCCATCCTTGTTCCAGAGAGACGCAAAACTGTTGTCAGCAAAGTTCTGCTCATATTTACGAACCTCAAGAATCTCGGCATCATCAAAGCCATTGTATCCGAAATCGTGAAAAACGCGAACACGGTAGGTGATGCCGTCCTTGGTGAGGTCTGCCTTGAAATCGTCACCCTGAGAACCTGCCATGGTGCCGAAATTGAAGATGAAACCGTTCGCGATGAGCTCGTTGACCTTGGCAGTGGCGATAGCGGCGATGTCGTTCATGTTCTTGACGTTCTTCATTGTTGACTCCCTGTCGTAGTTGTTGAACTTCCTGACAACGTTATTATCCCTCAAGATTGTTCAACTTCTATCGAGAATTCGAAAAATATTGAAAATATTTTTACATGAGGTCGTCCCAACCATCAAAATTTATGTCTCGCTTGTCTATCTCTTGGAGGATGTTTGGGTCAATATCTATGCCACCAGACTTCTTCTTGTGTGATACGCCTTCGACATCAAACGCCATAGAGATTTTTGATATCTCGCTTTTCACGTACGATTCGAATCCTAAGTCGTCATTGAGTTTGTGCTCTATCAGAAAAAGATCGTATGATTCCGATGCAGACAAATCGTCTCTTATGCGGTTTGTCCAAGTCGACATAGCTTCTGCTGGTCGGTAGCTTCCGACTTCTTGGATGAATTGGACGGCATACCTTCGGATTTCATCATCCACTTTAAGCCACGACATTGCAAACATCTTAAGCGTAGCATCATCTCCATTGACATACTTCCATATGCCACAGCTACGACTCTTAATCAAGCGGCCTTCATTTACCAGTTTATTAATTATTTGAAGCGCTGTCTGGGGAGAGACATTCGTGAATTTTACAATTCCTGTGACAGAAACAGCATCTGCATAAGCAGATAAGTATCCTTCAAGCAGGGGGTATTCTTCCTTCAATTCTTCGAAGTCGTTTTCAGACAATACCTCGATGCCTGCGTTCTTCCATCCAGTGCGAGCACAATCAATCATGAACTTGTTAACAGATACTCCATTTTTGTCTGCTGCAGCAGCTATCTTCTTCCAGACGCTACCGTTTGCTTTGATGGCGATGCTGTACCTACCATTTTCCTTCATCTCGTTGATTTCCATATTGATCCTTTCTGTCGAAATCATACGACATTCACATTATCGCTCTGTTTTCATGCAATCGCATTGAGAATCACGTATTTTCTTCTAGGGGGAGAGAGACTCTCTCTCTCTCTCTAGGTTGACGTCAATCAATTTTTCAAAAGGTGAAAACTGATTGAGTGCTTCCAATCGCCCACGTGATTTTCTATAATGAATCATACCTAAGAGAGTACTAGATTCGAAGGAGGAGAGAGAGAGAGAGAGTCTCTCCCTCCTCAGACAAAAATACGTGATTCTTGATGGAAAAAGAAATCCCCTCAGGCACGGCAAACACCTGAGGGGCACACAACCGCATATACTGGATGTATATCTATTCGAGCACGAATTGAACAGCTTCAATAGCTTTTGAGATGCCAACGGTACCTGCAGTATACTCGTGATCGACCCAATCTGTCCAACCATGATCGGCGATGTGGACTCGATATTTGAGGTTCTTACCTGTCGTGTTTGAGACTACGTTTACTTCAAGAGCTTCAATACGGAGAGACTCGCCAACGGTACCAATGATCGGATCGTTGACAGAACTTCCTTCGCCGCTAGAAACGCCCTTCTCAATACCATGCCAAGTCTGCCAACCTTTGTTCTGAATATGGATTTTTACGTCTAGCTTCAGACCGTCCGGAGGCGTGATCTTGATCGCTTCTAGCTGCTTACCTTTGCCAGTGGTTCCAGCAGTTTGACCATCGCGTACAGAGTCAAGCCATCCATAATCTGCAATATGTGCGCGATATAAGAATCCCGAATCGTTTACTGGATTGCCAGGCTTCTGAGGATTTTTGTCTCCATCCGGACTCTTGTTGGGCGCACCAGTCATCACATCGTACCAATACTGTGCTCGCTTCATATATTTGTCATGATACGACGTACCCTCCCTAAGGGGTCCAGGGCAATTGGTGGCGATGAAGTGGCAGTGGGGAAATACGTTGACCATCCACTCTGGGCGACCGAGACCGTAGTACTTACACACTGCAGCGCACAGATGTGCACCATTTTCGATGCAAGCATCAGTCATGGAATTACCCTGATTCGCATGCTCAATACCGATAGACTTCTGATTCGCGCTGAAGTTTCCAGCGTGCCATGCTGTGTCGTCATCCCAGACGAGCTGACCTATGCGTCCAGACGATTCGACTTGATAATGGGCAGAAGCCTCACGAGTCTGCCATACGTTATAGCAGCCTTCTACGGTAAGGTCTCCGTAATTGTAGTGGATGACAACAAACTGGATCTTATTGCCGCCACGACCTTTGGTGAAGTGTTTCGTAAGAATTTTATTTACGTCTGCATTGAGATTCTCAAAATCCATTATTCGTTCACCTCACCAGAGTGCTTGACGTTTCCCTTGAGATAATCTCGTGCGAGAGCAGACTCGCTATCAGACGTACCGCTGGTGGTCGGATCAGTAATGCACGCCCACAGACTCACGATCATGGAGACCACCACAACAGGATTCTGAAGCCCAGAGACGATAGTCTCTCCGAGCTTGACCCAACTGGTCATATCTTCCCACTGGGCACCAACGCCCACGATAAGCGGGAGCACGATAGCGCAGACTACCTGTGCCCAGAAGACTGGATTCTTTAATCGCACTTCCCAATTGATGTTCAACATTTTTCCTCCTAACAGATCTTTTCCTTTATTTCGTCGATGTGCTTCCATATCGAAGATCGATCCTCTTCCAACTTTATGAGTCGTCGCTCATGGTCAGACGTCATGCTCTTTGTTTGACGCAATTCGGCTTTGATGTCGGCGACGTCGCTGCGCATTTCCTTGAGATTCTCATCAATGCGGACGATACGTTCGCGCTCGTCGCCGACACTTTTGGTTTTGCCTGAAAAAATGGCGTACAAGACTCCTGCAAATGAGGCTATTCCAAAAAGCAGATAGAATGCGTCGCGTAGCGGGATGTTAGAATCTAGCACGCCATCTCCCCTCTGATCTACTTGTACGAGTCGACAAGCACCTTGACCTCAGCCATCGCCGTCATCGTTGCCACGGGTGACAGCGGCGATGTCAGACAAGCTCATGTCTTCCATTTTGTTCTCCTTTCGTAGAACCTTACTATGTCCATTCTCTGCGCAGAATGAATGGCTTACTTAATGCCAAGAACCTTGGCGATTTCAGATGCTTGTTGCTTAACAGCATCAAACTCCTGCTGAGTTATTCCTCGTTCCTTGATAAGCTGCTCCACTTGAGCCTTGGCTTGCTCGGGAGAAGTCGTCTTGATAAACTCCATTAAGTGGGACATTTGAGACAGAGGGGACTGCTGCTAGGTCGACCCTAGGCTGGGTTTGAGCGGATTGCTGGAATTGCCCAGCGCGTTGAATAACTGATTCATATTGCTCCTTCAGTTGCGCTGACAGTTGTGCTGAGAATTGTTCGAACTCTTGACGAGTGATGTACTCCTGGGAAGCCTCAGCCTCGACCTTTTTGAATTCAAACTCAGAGACAGTCGACACGCCAGTAATGTCCGTCTCCTTCAAGTAGAATCGGTCTTTTTCCTTGTCCATCAGGAGAGCCTTCGAACCGAGCGGAATGGTGCAGTTCTTAGCTTCTTCAATTCCGCTGACGAATCGGACTCCTTGAATTCCTTGCTGACTCTGCTGCATTTGCGGAGTCTGCGGTTGCCAATTCGGAGGAGGAGTTACACCTCCCCAGGGGAACGGATACTGACCTATGCCATATTGTTCATACATGCCGTTCTCCTCTCTGATACAGATCAGTATTATTATCCCTCAATTCGCGTCAGAATTCTTTTGTTGCTCCTGTGATAATACACCTTACATTCGCTGTTTTTGAGAAACTGACCCAGCTCCATGCTCTGAAGGTAAAAGCTTTAGCACTCTGTAAATTGAATAGACCATTAAGCTCAATTCTTCCGCCTTCTTCTCCAATACATCCAGACACACTATAAATAAAAGTCATTGATGGCATACCAGAGGGGAAAGGTACACTTATTAGGTCTCCAATGTAGAAAGACCCTACACTTCCTGTTGAACGAACAGAATGTTCATTTTCATACACAGCGATGACAAATCCATTCTCAAATTTAATCCATCGCCATCCTCTTTTGTCTGAGACATATGAATGACCAAATTCAACACAACTATTGTGGAGCATGTCATAGAAAGTGGTCATTAATACAGCGTCACCATTACTGCCTGCAAGTATTCTATGCACGTCAAGAGCGAGGACTCCGTCTTCGCGTCTATTTGTATTGTTTTGTAGATATACGCCAGATTTATTTGCAGATGACGTGCCTGTACCTGCGACTATACCCATCCATTTTTTACCATGAATGTTGACGCCTGCATTTGTATTATCGGCAGAAGATGCCACAGGTTCAATCCAACCTCTTGTACCGTACAGATACACTCTTGAATCAATGCTGTCTGTGCCGAGGTACACTGTTTTGGAATTAAAAACAATGCTACCGTTTGCTGTCAAAACTGCATCATCGTCTGTCGTGGTTAGGTTCGCTAGATTGTTACCTACGACAGTTCCGCTGCTTCCTCTGAGGCCGACCAACTCACCAAACAATGCCAAAACAGACGAGCTAGAAGATGAAATCGTGCCTATCTCACCGAGTCCTCCGCACATACGGATAATAGACGTCTGAGAGTTCGAACCGAGACCAATCTCATTTGACTTGAAAAATGCAGTCTCAACGTTACCTTGACGGATGTGAAAACCGTTTCCGTCAATTAAGATATTTGGTCCAGTGGTGGCATTATTCGGTTGAGTCGTAACGTGAGCGCCACTGCTGTCTGTCCAGAAGTAATAATTGATCCTTTCGACTTTGTTTACGGCTCCATTCGCATTCTCGTTCGCCCCATTAATCGCTTTGGCAAGTACGGGAGTGGTGGTCGTGACAGTATTGTTGGTCCACGTCACCTGCGAGCGCGTCCAGAGGTATTTCCCCTCAGACCACTTAGGCTGATTCGTACTCCAGGATCCACCACTTTGTGTAGTGCTACTGGTAGACAGATAATACTGCTCTACAACAGCCTTAATGCCGATTCCCGTATCGCCTTTTGAACCAGGAGCACCTTGTGGACCTTGCGCACCTTGCGTACCTTGTGGACCCTTTGTACCTTGTGGACCTTGTGGACCGACGATTTTAGACCATTTGTAGTCTGAATAGTTCGAGGATTCAGTCGAGACTGTTTTGTTGTATGCCAGACCTATGTACTTCTTGCCGTCAGGAAGGTCAGACATACCACTGGTGGGAGTATCCGCATACTTGATCCATGTGTACAGTGTGGAACCGTCTTCACCTGCAGGACCCGGAACACCCTGATCACCTTTTGGACCTTGCGCACCTTGCGTACCTTGTGGACCCTTTGTACCTTGTGGACCTTGT